CAATAACCATCAGGGTTAGCATCAAGGAAGTTCTTGACGACAGCAAGACTGAAGAAAGTTTTTCCAGTACTAGACTCGCCAGCAATGGCAGTAATCTTATTCCCAGATACACCACCAAATATAGACCCTGAAACAAGTCCGTTAAAAATGTACGAACCTGTGTCAACATATTGTTCAGTTTCATCAATATCGGATGCGAGTTTTGTGTAGTCATCTCCGATTTCTTTTACAATCTCTTTAAGAAAATCCATTACAGTACAAATCCGAATTGTTCACGGGCAATTTTTTTGTAAGATCCACCAGGGTTTTCCTTACGGATCTCTTTAATTGTATTCAATTTTTGATAAAGGGCAGCATCACCACCGAGTCGCAATGCACTCACAATGGTTGCAAGTTCTTTATCGTTAATAGGCAGGTCCATTAGGAAAAAAATAGTTCCAGATTTACAGTTTTTTCTACACTCCAACCAATCGAATCAAGGATTGCTTTGAGTGGTTCAAGGAATGACTTTTCAAATTGTAGGTCATAGTCAACGTACTTGTCAATGCCAAGTTCCTTGGGAAAGTCCTGAATAAAAGAGATAACATTCTCATGAATGCTGTTTGGTTTCTTCAAATAGCAGAACTTAATTTTCTCACCATTTCTGATGAGTGAATATTTATTGTCTAATTTATTCTTCAAAATATAATGATTGAAGAGCAAAGCACCACGAACATGAATAGGAGTCCCCTTGATGTAAATTTCAGAATGTGCTTTGTACTTAATCACATCAGAAACTGACCGTGGAAATGAAATTTCTTCTGGTGGCAGTTTCTTAAACTCTTCACGTTTGGTATCAATGAACTTAATCATCTCATCTTCAGTGCCAGTCATCAGAATCTGAAATGCATCCTTCAGCATCTTTCTACAAGGTGCCGGAGTCGATGACTTAACAGACTCAATGCCCATCACCTTAAGTTTAGGTTCAGTGTATTGAACACCTTCACTATTCCATACGTTAAGAATATATCGTTTCTTCGCAGTCCAGATACCACGATCAGCGATATTCTCACGTTTCATTTGCATTTTTTGTTCATATGCCGAAACGTAATCCGCAAGTTTCTGATAACTGGACTCGATGAATGGTTCCAACTTTTCTTGACAGATCTTATCAAGTATGGAAACAATTGCTGCTTTATCGTCAGACTTACCACTAAAAAATTTATCAACAAGAGGTCCCATATTAAGATAGATTGAGTCTGTGTCAGATGCGACAACATAATCAACGTCCTCTGTTTGCAAAAGTTTATTTAGATACCCATTCATCTTGCCTTCAATCCAACGAATTGAAACCTGACCAGACAGGGTAATTGCTTCTGCATTCTCTAGTTTGTAATACCGGAAGTATTGATTACCAATAGCACCATAAGCAGAGTTAAGAGAAATCTTTTTCGCCATTTGAATGTTGTTACATCTGGCGATCTCCTTTTCAAGTGCGACAGTAGGAGTCTTCTCATACTCCTGCTTTGCGGCAAGCATTTTCTTTTTGAAGATAACACGGTCACCATACATCTTATCCATCAACTCAGGAAGGAATCCACGGACATCCTTACGGTACATAGCACCATTTGGACATACTGCGTTGTCCTTATACAACTCAAAGTTTATTTCTTCCGCAAGGATTCTATCAACCGAAGCTGTGGGATGTCTTTCATCCAGGAGTGTCTCTGGGGAAATATTGTACTGCATAATAAGATGAGGGTACAGACTATTAAGGTCAAAACTGACCACCCAATCATACTTTCCTGGAATCGGTTCCTTGACATAAGCACCTGCGTACTTTTCGTTTTTGGTAGACCTGTTCTTAGGAGGGATAACAATATCCCTCTTCTTCAAATAGTTATAAATGATGTTATCCCACATGCGAACTTGATAGAACACATCGGCATAATTTACCTTAGCATCATAGGCCATAGTCAAGGCAAGTTCAATAAGTTTCATCTTGTCTTCAAGACGATCCACCAGTTCTACGTCAACGATGTTGTACTCGATGAACTTCTGCCAACCGTGAGTATAGAAATCTTTGAAAGTATCAAACTCAGAGTGGTCCAGTTTCTTCTGTCCTAGTTCTACCTCTGCAATATAATCCAGTCGATAAGATTCCTGTGCTTTGTAAGTGAACTTCTTATACAGGTCCAGGTAATCAAGTTGAGTCAGACCACCCACATCAAACGTGACGTGCTTCCTGCCTTGAACATAGATCTCTCCTTCGGTGACAAGTCCCCAGTTGGAGAAACGCTTCATCAACTTCTCTCCAAGCACCCTATTAAGACGCTTACAGATGTATGGAATATCGAACAGTTGAATGTTCCAACCAGTCACCACATCAGGAACATCTTGCATCCAGTAATTGATAAAGGATGACAGAAGTTTTTGTTCTGTCTCACAATAGTGATAAATGACATTCTTTTGCTTGTTGACAAAAGGTTTGACACCCCAGGTAGTAATTTGCTTGGTGGTATAGTCCTGAATTGTGATTGCCAGGATCTCTTCCGATGCAGATTCTACATCAGGAAATCCTTTTT